TCTTTTTCCATTTCACCACCACCTCTCAATCCACTTGTTCTTGTCAGGATGGACTTTAGAAACACTCTTGTTTCTGTTCGCACAATGGAGAGTCTGTCCTCTGCGAAGGCTATTCCAGAGACTCCTTCCGTGAATCAGATTGTCATTGATGACGCTATCAATTGGCAATTCCATATTCCAGAACAAAAGCTTCAACTCAAAGCTGGAACATACGCTTGGCAGATTGAAACTAGGGATTCACTTGGTCACATTCAAACCTACTGCCAAGGAACCGTAAAAGTCTATTCCGACATCGTAACGCCATGACCCCCCAAATTCTCATCACTCAAAACGGTGGAGTCGAAATTGTCGTCTCCTATGATCCTGTTCAAACGGCTTTTGGAGACATCCAAGGAAATGTTGGGGCTGTCGACAATGCGATTGTTAGAACAAATGGATCGTCAGGAGAAGTAGTTCAAGGCAGTCTTGCCACCATCGAGGACAACGGAGACATCGTTACTCCTGGGGATGTTCAAGCCGAGAATCTGACGGCTCAGAACTCAGTGTCGTGTGATACTCTTTATGCCAACAGTGTTGTTCTTCCAGTTGGCTACATGGCGATCACTTCAAACGCCAATGGCGACCCAAACGAGATTTCATGCTATGTCAAAGCAAACAACACGGACACCTTTACAGCTGGGCAGGCTGTGTATATCTCGTCTGTTAGTGGTCAAAACAAGATCATCTCAAAAGCGCAGGCCAACACAGAAGTTGCGTCTTCAAGAACTCTTGGATTGCTGAAGCAAGGCTTGGCACCTAATGCTTTTGGTTATGTGGTGACTCAAGGTTTGCTAACTGGGTTAGACATCACAGCCGCAGGAGCCGTTGAAGGCGACCCTGTTTGGCTTTCCGCCAGCGTTGCTGGTGGACTTGTCTTCGGAGAAGCCAACAAGCCTTCTGGCCCAAATCATGCGGTGTACCTTGGGGTTGTAGTCAAGAAGGCTGGAACAAAAGTTCAGCAGATCGAAGTCAAGGTTCAAAACAGCTTTGAGTTTCGAGAACTCAGTGATGTCCAAATCACTGGAACTCCAGCCAACAATAGTCAGCTTTTTTGGAACTCGTCCATCGGGTGCTGGGTGAACCGCATTGCTACTCAGTCCGTATATGTGCCATCAACTGCGGTCAGCGTTAACAGTGGCGCAATTACTACCATTGGAGACTTCAAGAATCTCATCACTTTTGCAGGTGGTGATACGGCTGGATTTGTTGTTCCAGTTCCTGATGCATTGTACAATGTTTCTGAGTACTTGATTACGCTCCATCTTTTGTCCGACACTACAAATGCTGGACTGACAGACACCTTTAATCTTCGCTGGGTCAAATCCCAAGGCTCGAGCTTTACCCCAAGTGTTGGCGATCCATCGGTATCAACCTCGATTACTGGATACTCGTCTTCACTATTCAATGTCACTTTTGCTGCCATCACCGCTACTGGACAGGCAGTTAAGTTTCCGAAGTTCCGTGTACTTAGAAACACCCCTGCGAGTGCAGCGAATTTGTACATCGTTGGAATCACTCTTACTTACTGATTACCATGCCAGACCCACTTGCAAACTTCCTCAATAAGATGGGGGTGACCCCATGGCAACTCATCCTTGGAGTATCCGCGATTGGCTCTTGGTGGGCCACAGTGCAGCCACTTCCTGGACAGCTGTCGCAACTAAATGCTACTGTTCAACAGATCAGTACAAAGGTCGAGATTCACAGTGTCATGCTCAACGAGATGAAGCAACTTCGAGAAGACATGAATGGTCTCCGCAAGGACTTTTCGAGTCTTGAGGTTCGGATGGTGTCAGCAAAGGCACCTTGACTTTTGGCTTGAAGAAGCCAACTTACCTTCTATGAAGAACATCTCCAAAAACTGGAAGACTACCCTCGCGGGTGTCCTTGGTCTCGCCGCTGTTGTGGTCAAGACCCTCGCCCCTGAGTATGCCGTCATTCTTGAGAGTGCTACTGCCCTCGCCATCAGCCTCGGCCTCATTGCTGCCAAGGACGGTGACAAGACTGGACTGTGATGATTTGGTTCATCAAGTTCGTAGCAGGGTTCCTGATGTTTTTGGGAACCCTGTTCTTTTTTGCCTTGGCAACCGTGTATTTTGTAGCTACTGATAATAAAGATGACAGCTATCCCGACTAAGTACCAGTGGTTGAGCCGATGCGGAATTCTTCCTCGCTGCATCCAAAGAGGTCTTGAACTCTACGGCGTTCAAGAAATCGTCGGCAAAGGAAGCAACAAGACCATCATTGGGTGGCGTGACGAACTCAACCAGAACGGAGTTCCAATCGTAGGATATGCAGATGACGACATCCCTTGGTGCGGACTGTATGCTGCTATTGTTGTGTACCGAGCCAGGGGAGCCGCAGAGGTCGTCAAAGACCCACTCTGGGCGCTGAACTGGCGCAAGTTTGGAATTGAAACAGACAATCCTTCGTTGGGGGATGTGCTTGTCTACGGACGAAACGGTGGTGGCCATGTAGGCTTCTACATTGGAGAAGACTCTTCCTGCTACCATACGCTAGGTGGGAATCAGGCAAATGCAGTGAACATTATCAGGATACAAAAAGATCGTCTGCTTTGTGCAAGGCGACCAAAGTACAAGAACCAACCAAGTTCAGTGAAGCCTTTCCTGATGGCGACAACTGGACTTGTATCCTCAAACGAAGCATGACTAAGCAAGACATTTCAAAAGAGTATTGTCTGAAGTTTCCAGACACTCCAAATCGGACACTGGCAAAGCTACTTCTGAAAGACCACCCGACAGTTTTTCTCACGCTTGAGATGGCTAGAAGGGCTATTCGGTATTCAAGAGGAGCAAATGGGGAGAGACATCGAAAGCGTGTCGCTCCTACTGAGGCCACCAAGCCACTTGGCTGGCAGAAGAATCTTCTCCCAAAAACCGCGAATAAAAAGCGTGAGCCTCTAGTCATCAAAGGCAACCATCGGATTTTGGTTCTCTCCGACATCCATGTTCCCTACCACGACACCAATGCAGTCGAGACAGCAATTGAGTACGGCAAGAAGATCAAGCCCACCATCATCCTGCTCAACGGTGACATTGGCGATTTCTACGCCATCAGCCGTCACGACAAAGACCCCTCCCGTGTTCTCAAAGATGAGCTAGACGCCATTCGCCAGTTCCTCTTTTGGCTGCGCCAGTCCTTCCCAAAGGCTCGCATCATCTACAAGATTGGGAACCATGAGAACCGCATGGAGCGGTTTTTGGTCAAGTACGCTCCCGTACTCCTTGGCGTGGCAGACTTTGAGATCCGCACCTTGCTCAGGTTTGATGAGCTTGGAATTGAGTTGGCGGATAACCTCCAGCTGGTCATGGCTGGAAAGCTGCCGATCTACCACGGCCATGAGCTTCCCCAGGGTATCTCCAACCCAGTCAACCCAGCCCGTGGGATGTGGATGAGGGTACAGGAATCCCTGCTTTGCGGGCACTGGCACAGAACCTCGGAGCATACCGAGAGCACGGGCTTGACAAAGAAGTACCATAGCTGTTGGTCTGCTGGTTGCCTCTGCGACCTGTCCCCCGACTACGCCATCGTGAACCGCTGGAATCACGGCTTCGTAGTGGTAGACTTGTCCGAAGACGGCAACTTTGAAGTCCACAACCACAAAATCATCAAAGGCAGGGTCTATTAAAATGCTTCCATTTGTAGTTTTCACAGGTCGGGCGCAGTCTGGCAAAACCACTTGCGCGAATCTCCTGGTCGAGCGTGGGTACACCAAACTCTCGTTTGCTGATCCTCTCAAGAGGATGCTCCAAGCCATCACCATCGTCACGGACAAGAAGGCTACCCCAAGCGTTCTATGCGGGAAGACAGTCCGAGAAGCTCTACAAACCCTTGGAACTGAATGGGGTAGGAAGCTGATTGGGGAGAACATTTGGGTTGAGTACACCGCAGAAAAGGTTCGCCAGTTGATCTTGGATTACGAGAACGGCACTGGGAAGGGCATCGTGATTGACGATTGCCGCTTCGACAACGAAGCCTCGGCCATGCGCTGCCTCGGAGCAACCATCGTGCAGGTGAGCCGAGAGCAAGAGGAGGTTATGCTCCATGAGTCCGAGAAAGGGGTATCCAGCTACCTCACCGACTTCATCATCC